AACTATCCAATTAACAGAGATACTATCTGTTACCAACTTAGAAGAACCGTAAGGGAAATCTTTGTAAGAAAGGTACCGACTTGGGATGAACTTACCAAGCCTTTTGTGCCTTCTACAAGTTCTCAATATAATTTCAGTAGAAATGGTATGGGAGCAGTTGGCGCTTTCTTAGGAAATGAAGCCATTCAAACGAGTTACAAAAAACAAGTGACTTTCGTTGGCAAATCCTTAGGACCGGTCAATCTTAAACAAGAATTGACGGAACTATATGGGAAAGCTGGAGTTGATGATCAAAAGAGAATTGACGATGATTTTGAGAACATCATGGTTAAGGGAACTATTGGTCTTCACTTCAATGGAGAAGAGTTGTGTGAACTTTGGAAGAACGTTATATACCCTAAAATGTTAGACGAAGCTCTTATAGAGCAACCTCATACTATTGTTATTGGACTGCCTGAACCGCTAAAAGTGCGATGTATCACTGCAGGTCCACCCCTAACTTATACAGCTCTTAAACCAATGCAAAAATGGTTATGGAGACAGTTGAAGGAGGAAAGTTGTTTTCAATTAATTGGAAAAACCGTGTCAAGCGAGATTGTTTTACAACAGCTTGGTCAACTTAAGCCTGGAGAGGAATTTATCTCCGGAGACTATAAGGCAAGTACGGACAACTTACATAGTTGGGTTTCAGAATGCTTATTGGAAGCTCTGATTGAAGTCTTTTTGGACACCTATACTGATAAACCCGAATTAAGGGATCAGTTTTATGATAGAATTCAGGATTTTCGAATTCTCATGAAAAAGGCATTGACTGGACATATGTTGATGAATCCAATTTATAATGACATTTATAGAAAGGGAACGTTGCAAGGAAACGAACCGGATCTCTTTAGAGATCAAAAGGAAGGACAGCTGATGGGGAGTATAATTTCATTTATTTTCCTTTGTTTGGCCAATGGAGCACTATGTAGATACGCTATGGAGATCTCTGATGGCGAGTCGTTACGACTCGTTGATCGTGAGGTACGTGGCTCAGGTCTTGCTCGTTTATTAATAAACGGAGATGATTGTGTCTTTCTTGGCAAAAAAGATGTTTGTTTCAACACTTGGGAGAGGATAACCGCTTTTGGCGGTTTGGAATCTTCCGTTGGGAAAACATTTCAATCAAGGGAATTTATGACAATTAATTCTTGTCAGTATGCTTATGAAGAAGATCTTAGACCATGGGACGACTTAGGAATATCAAAACCTATTTTGTACGAGGAAATTAAATATGTAAACCTCGGTCTCGTGTATGGACAGAAAAAGGATGGTGTCCGTGGGAAACCATTCTATCGACTCGGTGCAACGTGCCGGGATCTTCATAGGACATGCCCAGAAGAATATTACAGCGCGGCTTTAGACATGATGATTGATGACAATCTTAAGGAAAGACACAGAGAATATACTAATGATGACGGAAAGAAAGTACGTCATAGAGAATATTTTGCTGGTCTTAGAAATGCTAAAGTTCCATGGTTTCTACCTGAGTGGTTAGGTGGACTCGGACTTGTCCCTGATAAGAAGAGAACTGGAAATAGTTTCTTCAAGAGGCAGCTTCGGGGTGCGACTGGAATAAGGGATATGTTGGGAAATGGATCGATTGATATTAGATCGCTTTCCATGAGTTCGGAATGGG